ATCGTGATGATTTTCTTTTTGAAGTCAACTTCAACCTGGACTGGCTGGAGAACGCCGCCATCAACTGACATTTCGTCTTCTACAGTCCATACCGAGAGTTCGGGTTTCCACATGAAGTAGCCGTCAGTGTCTTTAAACAGTTCATGCACTTCGGTTTCCTCGTCTTCATCCAATAGTTCCCATGTTATTTCTAACTGCAAAGAGTCAATGCCATGAGTGATATCCGAGATTCCCCATGACTTGTACTCGACATCAGAGTGCCAGTTTACCTCGCAGTTCTTGAGTGTTACGTCAATGTTGTCATCGAGTCCATAGAAGTCTATATCAACATTTTTAGTTATAAAGTTCATAATGAATAGTTTATGTAGAGTGTTTCTGTGTTTCGCACTCTACGGGTTTGAGGATGAATGAACTGATCGTACCCGCAGTAAAGCTGCCATCCGTTTCTTTCGCACCAGCGGATGAACCGCCTTTTTTTTCTTGTGGAAATCGGAAGTTTGAGCCACTTGTACTCAAAGTTTCCGTCATCATTTCTGTTGTTTCTCATTTGTTAAAGGGGATTAAGTAGTCTTTACAATGTTTTACTGATACGAGTCGCTCCATAATTGCGAAGGCGCCATCACGTGAGGCGAATTTACCCTCGACAAATACGAATTTTGAGCCAGTGTGATATACCCTCACCATGTACACCTCGCCTTCAACGAGGCGGGTGTAGTTTGAGTGATTGGGTTCGGGGGAAGTAGCTCTCGCCATGTACTTCCAGGATCTAACTGTCTGCGTCATGACCTACCATCCTTGTTTTTATAGAGTATTACGATTGCCTCGATGTACTGGTTCATTTCTTTTCGCTGCTTTGACTTTTCAAAGTCCTCGTCTTCAATCATGAGTTCTTTGTTTTTCTCATACAACGAATACCAAGTGACCATTAGTTGGTCGACTACTTTTTCGAACATATCGACCTCCTTAGTAATTGAAGCGTTAAGTCAATATGTGTTTGCGCAGATTCGAGAGTGTCATGTTTGAATCTGTTTAGTACGACAAACTCATTGCCGTCTTTCTCTATGATACAGCCCTTGTACTTAATGTAGGTGGCTGCTATCACTTTTGCTAACTGTTCGTTCATTTGTCTGTTTTTTAAGATTTAAGAATACATCATTTGAGAATCCATATCAGCAGCAGAATACCACTCGCCATTAACTCCCTGAACCGCCGGAGCGTAGTAGGCGTTTACAACAGATTGGTGATGCTTAGTGAATACCTTTTGAAGATTCGGTGGCATTGCTTCAAACATCAATTCTACTCTGTGGCACTCGTGCTTTTTGGTGCGGCCGAGTGGGCAAATATCTTGATTTGCCAGGAATTGGGCTTTGCGCTTAATTGTCGCAAGCTGCTTAGTGTAACGTTTTGCTCTGTGTGTCATGTTCTTTGTTTTTAAATTTGTTATACACAAATTTACAATAGTTTTTCCACATGGCAATCATTCAAATGTTAATGTATTGTTAATGCTTTAAAATACATCAGGAACATATCTTCAGCCATTCTCGAAGTCAAAAACTCTTTGTATTCTCTATTTTGGTCAAAAAGCATTATCTCATTCCATTCCCTTTCGAGCATGGCGTCATCTATAAAAGCTATTTTCATGCTCATCGGAAACTCGAAATTAAATTTTTCAGATATAACTTTCATGAGATTGTACTCCAATTTTCTATATTGCGGAATAAGCCCTTTAATTGGTCTCGGAATGTCCATGAGATATGCTTCACTCGCGTCATGAAGTAGAGCCGAAAGCTTATCTTCTTGTTTGGCGAGTTCCATACATCGAATAGAGTGTTCTGCGACAGAATAAAATCTTGGCAGATGCCCACCGAATCTACACTGCATCGAAAGCGAGTGAGCTATATCCTCAATGCAAATCATTTCTGGTGTTGGGTTAAGAACATTCACGTAAATTCCAGTGAATGTTCTTATGCAATTTGGTTCAAATAAGTTTTCTTTCATGATGCTGCGTATAAGAATTCTTTCATAAATCGAGGCAGTGGTTGATCGTTTAAGAACCAGTCAGTAAGTCCAATTTTGTCTTTCCATATCAAGACTTTTGGGTTCTTTGCTTTCTGTGTTTCCTTGAACGTCGCCATGAAAACGTAGGATTTTCTCTTTAAATCAGGACGCTCCTTTAAAATGATAGAGACGCATTCTTTAACAGTCATAAACCGATTATTTTCTTTGAGGATTTCCTGGATTCTGTCAATCCATCTGAAAAATACCTTTGGCTTATGTGGTTGTTTTCTAATAGTAGCTTGCGCACCGATCAACTCTGAAATAGCCTGTTTATTTTCGTCTATTTGAGCTTTGAGAATATCGACCCTGTACTTCTGATCATTGTAGTCTTTTTCAAGCTCTTTTAATGTAGGGAGTCGAGTCGTTAGTTCTTTGCCGAATTCTATGATCTCTGTTTCCAGGATGGAGATTACCTTTTGCTTTTGCCTGCTGTTCATGTTATTGTAGTTTATGTTTTAAATACTCATTAAATGTCTTTTTATTAATAATGCCATGCTTGATCTTGTCATTAATAACTTTTGTTACTTTATCCTGCATTGACACAGATGCTGCTCTTATATCGAGAACGGTATTTCTGTCATACTTGGTGTCTTTTAATGCTATGTCGCAATCTGTAATAAATGCTTCTAAAGCCATTTTGGTTACTGCGAATTCTCTTGCCGTGATAATCATTTGCATAGTTTAATTTTTAGGGAGTACGTATTGGTTTTCTTCTTCTGGAGTCATTGGCTCTAACTTTACAGTGGTGCCTAAAAGCTGAATCATTTTTTCTTTTGCGGAAGTGGCTGTTTGTATCATTTCCAGGATTAGCCCCTTTGCTTCTAACGTGAAGGGCTCTTCTTCAAGCCCCTGTTCAGATACTTCGATGAATGACAGTAAAGCCATCTGAATGATAGCTGCTTCGCCTTTTGTAAGTTTCATATTACTTGTTTTTTTTGTTTAAAAAATTGCAAATAGATAAAGCTATTGCTCTGCCATAAACAATAGCGACTTTTATATTATTTTGTCTTATATAATATACTTCTTTTTTGCCTTTTTGAAAAACCTCGTACATATTACTTGTTTTTAAATGTGACATTTTTGTAGACTCCGTATTTCTCTGCCAACTCAACAATAGATTGAGCTATTATGTAGCAATGAGGCATCATAGACATTGCCACTATTAATTTAGCGATAAACTCCTTTCGCTCCCTGTCAGAAAGGGTTAGATACGATTGTAGCTCCTGAGTTTCCATTTCCATATGTTCTATTTATTTTTTTTATCTGCCATTTCTTTTTTACACTGCCATATTCCTTAACAGCCTTGCTTTCAAATCCCTGTTTACTTAACTGCTTTCCAATTGCATCAATAGATAATCTTTGATTTGTCAGCATCTCGATTTCAACCTTGATTTCTGAAGCTGTCATCATTTCATCTGGATTTTCATTAGTATAGTACTTCATCAATAACTCTCTTTCTAATGTTACAGCCTCGAATTCAAACTCATGAGTACGTAGGTACGTAATATCATCGCCGAGTACAGTCCAGTTAAATCCACTTCTCCACAAAAAATAAGCTTCCTTAAATAATTCTCGTTTTTCTATTGAATTATACAGCTTGTGATTTATAGCTTTTACATTTACTGGAATTATCCGCCTATTTTCATTATCTCTAAGAATATTTTTTGTATTAGTTGTTGCACATAAACAAGCTAATCTACCTAATGATACGTTTATTCTACCATATGGCTCTCGTAAGTCAAACCATTGCTTAGACGTTAATTCCTTTAGCCGCTGCTCTTCCTTTTTACTCTTTCCACTCATTTCGTCATCCATTATAAACCACTTCTGAGTCATTAGGATTTCGTCATCTTTTCCAGCATCAAGTTTACTCTCCGCATAATACTTTTTCATTTCCTTTGGTAATAACCTGCGAAACCACTCTGTTTTTCCAGTCCCATGTTTCTCACCAGATAATACAAACATCAAAGGAGAATGTTCTCCAAAAGCGCAAGATATAGAACCAACCAACCACTTCTTGAAAAAGTAATTTGTAAACTCTGGAGCATCATTAATTATAGATTCAGACATCTTGTCAATTAATGGACTCTTAAAGCTTTTATCTTCTTCATATTCATTATCAAATTGAGATAAAAATCTAGTTATTGGATTATAACCTGCAACATAGTCAGACATTATAAGCCGCTCAAATATATCATAACTTAAGTTATTAAGTACTTTTTTTGCGGCAATATACATAGTATTCAAGTCTCGCTGTTCCAATTGTTCACCGCCTACCTTTTCAATAAACCTACTAATCACGTTTCGTTCTAGTTTATAATTAGCAGACATATACAGTTCAAGCTGGTCGAGAATTGAGTCTCCGTCGCCCATAGAAACTGCATTGTCAAATACCTCATCAATTACAGACTCAACTCCTTTTATATCCTCTTTAGCAAGTATCTCCGCAATTTGCTTCTTACCCAATCCAGCAACTTTCGAGTTAATGATAACTCGTTTTATCTTTTGCGTTTTTTCAGAAGATATTTTAACTCCAGCTTCTTTACAGTAATAATAAAACGTAGAAATCGTTGCAAGCTTAAGTGTTGCAGTTCTTTTTATCGAATAGTTAAACTGTTTGTCAGTTCGCAATCTCGAATACTTTTCCGATATTGATGAGATCACATGGTAGTATTCTCTTCCGCCCTCACCGAACTTATCAGCAAACGCAAATCCTATCTTAACCCACCTATCATAATCATCGCACAGATTTATTCTTTTTGTGGAAACCTGTTGCAGTATTTCTTTAAAATCGTCTTGCACATAAGCGAAATTAAGTATCTTTTCTACCTTAATTTCCTTTACATATTGTAAGAACATTGGCACCTCAGTATCAGATATGTAAATATTTGGGTCATAGGTAACACCAAAAGGCTTACTTACGCTAATACTCTGTGGGTCGCATATCTGATTATAGGTTTTCAATAAGTAGTTTGCCAAACCTAGATACGACTCCCTATGTTTAAGAGGATTGACTCTAAACAACGTAGTCAGTCCATGCCCACCGCTTGACAAGAAGCAGGCATAAGCATATTTATCATTCTTCATTAGCTCCTTGACGATTTCAGGTTCTTCCAAATCGTCAAAGTCGATTGCTATATATCCACTGTGCTCAAGAAGGCTTGCGTTCTCCCGCTTCGCAAATGTGCCTGAGAACGTAACCCTATTCAGGCTTTCCTTTAATTTTTTGTAGATTTTTTCATCTTTTTCATTTCGTAGTTTATGTATCAGGTCTTCGTATCTTCCATCACGAACTTCTATTAGGTACGCTTCGAGGGGAAAATTTCCCTTAGGCTCAGTATTATAAACTGAGCCAAACAGTGAAATTACTGACATTATTTTTAGTTAGTTTATTTCAAATGAGAAATTGCAGCGGAATTTTTGCTCCGCTGCTTTCTTGCTGTTCCATAGGGATATTAGTTTTTACGCTACGTACTCGAGCCGTATTGTATTCTTAAATTCGTAATACTTATTAAAGTTATACTTTGCTAATTCCATGTGCCACCTTCTATCAAACCAGCGTTCAGGAAAAGCTTGCTTGTACCATCTTTCTACAAATCCGAAATAGATGTCGAATAACTGATTCTTTTTCGTCTCGGTCATTTCCATGCTCTCCTCCGCTCTGTCGATCATCTTCACCGCTGCTTCGAAGAAAGCCGAATAGCTTCCTCGTTTTACGTTATTCATAAGTCTTTCCAAATCAGGGTCATCTGTAACAGTTACCCATTCAAGTAACATTTGCTGCTCCTCGTGCTTCTTCCTGTCAAAGATATGGTCGCACTCTTCCCCAGTTTCCGGTAGAATCATTCCGCATTTTATCTTAGCTGCGTGTACATAGCATCCGCACTTTGGACACTCTTTCATAGGAGCTATTCCATCTTTTGGAACATCTGGATTATGAAAGATATATCTCCAATCCCTATCCTCACTCCAATCGCCATGAGTAATACAGTTAGCACCCATGTCAATTATCTGAAATCTTGATTTAGGCTTAATTGTATAGGGATATTTATACTGGTGCTCGTTAATCCACTTCTGGTCAATTGGGCGACTACCTCTTCCGCACATTTGCAACCAGAGTGCCATCGAGGTTGTTGCCCTGTTTACTATTACAGTTTCAATAGTTGGCTCATCAAAACCTAGCGTTGCAATACCTACATTACATAGAACTGCATTTGGCGTCTCATGAAACCACTTGAATATTGCTCGACGCTCATCTTCTGGTGTTGTACCATCTACGTGCTTGCATGGAATGTCGAATAGACCAAATGTTCTAGTCATTTCAATACTGTGCTCAATATTTACATTAAACACTATTGTTTTCTTTTGTCTTGAAAACCTCATGTACGCCGTAAATGTACTCATTATGTACTTAGTTTTCATGAACTCTTCTGCCATGATACTAATGTCATAATCACCTGTTGCTGCAATTGCCAACTTAGCTTTATCAATTACATCTTTTGGCGAGCGAGTTACGTTCTGTGCAAGGCTGCCATACTTAATTAATGTTTTGATAGAAGGTCCGCAAGACAAGACAGAATAATACTTATTCATCGGCTCTTTCTTACTACTAGATAATGGAGTTGCAGTAAAACCAATAATCATTTCTTTAGTAAACTGCCTGTGAAGTTTATTAAACGAGGCATTGTGCGCTTCATCAATAATAACTAATCCGATATTCATGTCTTCTGCTACTATGGCTTCGAATCGTTTACTAACTGATTCAACCATACCTATGTACGCTGGTGCAAATTCTACCCATTTGGTGCCTGCCTTGATTAGCGACATACTCTCACCAAAGATACTTTCCATCGTTGCTTTTGTCTGATACATTAACTCCTCACGATGAACTAGGATTAATGTTTTCTTTCCTGTCTTATGATAATACCTGTGTGCCAACTTACTAAACATTACTGTCTTTCCACCGCCGGTAGGTAACTGACATAAAACATTTTTGTACTTTCCAAGATACCTGACTATTTCGTCAATCTGGTCTTCCTGGTACTGACGTTCCTGAAATTGATGCAACATAAACTACTCTTTTTATGTGTATTTTAAAATAAAGATGCCTGATTCGTATGTGTAGCAACGGCTGTTTTCTTTTTGTGGCTACCTGTCTTTTTTTCCTTGATTGCGAAAATTAAAGCGCCAACCTCATCCGTTTCTTTTACTTTCGTTATCCTAGTAATGAATAATTCGCCTGTACGCAGGTTGCGATATACAGAGAACTCATCGTCGTGTTTCTTAACGAACTCCAACGTATCATTCTTTAGCGCAATCACTCGCCTCGTGTACATGGTAATATCTTCAATACAGATAATCATAAAGTAATTCGTGTTTAAGGTCTCCGTCTTCGTTTATATCTTCCAATTGTTCTTCAGTAGCTTCTTCACCATCAATTAGGCATCGAACTACAAAAGCGTCGCAGTAGTCAGGCGCATCCCAATGGAATACATCCTCGAACTCAACTTCTGTGATTTTCAAGTTCATCGTGATAAATTTTCTGCGTGATTCCGAATGTAGCGGAAAAGTTGTTCAGATGTAGTTGTGTTTGTCCACTTAAGTAACGCAATTTTCTCATCGAGAGTCATTAAACTGTAGTACTTCGCAAGGTGTGCCTTCATCGCAGTGTACAGGACAATCTTAACCATGTCCTGGAAGTGAGCGTCTGGGGATTTTATTGTATTTTTTTCCATATACGCAATATAAGCTAGATAATCCGAGTAAAAAAACATTATTCGTTAAATAAATGTTAAAATAACGAAATCTGCTCGGCATCAAAAGCGGTAGGATAGTTAGACCAGATAGCCTCAACGGTTTTCTTAACAGTTCCATTTAACTTAACAACAGGTTTGAATGGCATCCAAGTAGCATTAGTATTCTCGCAAATAATTATCTGTCCATTTCTTTCTTTGCACCATTTGGCTAGATATGAGTAGCTAATGTTATGGCACACATAGTGTTCTCCGCCTTTTTGATAAGGCGGGTCTATAAACCAAGTCGCCTCATCATTCGGCAATTCATAGTATGTACCTTCAACAATAGTCCAATGCCGTATCTTTTCTAAACAACTTGCAACATACTTTTTTCTCGAGTCCATATCACCATCAGAAAACTCTGTTACAGTTTGACCTGGTGCTGCCGCCGAGGTCTGACAAAAGAATCCGACTAACCAAAACGCTTCATCACAGTCAAAATCCTTTCGCTTTATGACATTTCCTTTTGAAAGATTTGGTAAACTCATTATGTCTTTAATAGAACATTTCTGAAGCCATTTCCATAATCTGGCTACAACTTCGTACCTATCACACAAAGTTACATCATGTTCCCAGTGATGAAGAGAATAGGCAGCCGCTCCAGCGAATGGCTCAATAATTTTTTTAAACTTTGGATGAGGATATCTCGGAGCAAGTAATTTCTTCGTTCCATAATAGGACCAACACATAGGCAATAATTTAGTTTTTAAAAAGCCGAAGGGTAGAAACCCTCTGGCTAAATTTGACATAATAAAAATTCATGAATCAAAAAGACCCTAATATAGAAATATCAGGGGACTCTTTGGTGCTGCAAGGCAACCAAAACTACTTATACGTTAAAACGGCAGATCGTCTACCCAATCTTTTGACTCTATTTTTGATGCAACTACTGTAACATCTTCTTCGCGAGACCATTCGAGTTCTTCGCCATTACCAATAATCTCTCCCCTTGCTTCGACACCTTCCGGTACTCTCTGCTTAATGAATCCCAATCTACCGTACTTATCAACTTCCCCATCAGGTAGCATAAACAAAACCATTTTGAGATAGATCGCTCCAGTTTTTTCTGAAACATGAAGCCAATCTTTGTTAATTTTTTTAAGGTCGATATCTAAATCAATGTATCGCCTCTCTTTTTTAGCCTGATTAATTCGTTTAGGCTGCTTTTTTTCACCGTTTGCCATAGTTTTAAACTTGTTTTTTATTGAAGAATTGTAAAATGAGCCGAATGATCTTGCAATAGAAAAATCCATAAATGTTTCAAGCGGAACTGCCATGTATTGATGAACAGTTTCGTTTTTGAAACATAAGGATAGGGTTTCGTTATGTGCATCGTACCTTATTAAAGTAATGAATGATGAGCGTTGTTCATCTATCCAAATAGTGAATATTCCGTTGTCAACCGTTTGCCTCATTGCCTATTTGTTTAAAATTAGATTTCTTGCCATTGTGATAGAAAGATGCAGTTACGAAGTTCTCGTGATGTTTTTTCTCGCACTTGAAATCAGTTACGTTAATAAATGCACCTCGAGCATACGCTTCAGTTCTTTTAAAGAAATCAAACACATCAACTGCGCTTGCGTCTGGGTGTAAATCGAGTTTTAGTTCTACTTTTTCCATATACTAAAAAGGTAAATAAAGCTCTTGCGTTTCTTTTAAATATTTTTCAAGTATCCTTTCGTCGGTATAGATAACATCTACGCTAACTCCGTTACGCCAAAATGCTGTAGGTCCTTCAACTGAATTTCCTATGTACAAACATTTGCTTTTCGGTTTGCAAAAGCTTAAAACTAAGTAGTCGAGTAGTTGTTTCTTCCCGCCCCTCATGTTCATCTTTTCAGGTTTCCCTTTTAGAGAAGTCCACAGGAGAATAAGTTCAACACCATTCTCGACTACTATGAATTTTTCGCAGTTTCCGAGTTGCTGCATATACTTATTAGCATTAAATATCAGCTGATGATCGCTTCGTGAAAACAGCATTTCCCTTTTGAAATCTCCGTTTTCAAACAAAGCAAAACTATACTTTTTCCTAAAGTCGAATTCCTCATTCTGGGATACGAATCTTACGGAAAAATCATTGTACTTGCATTCTCTCATCGTTAAATACTTCTTTAGGTACTCTATCGAATATTTCTTTCAAGTCGTTATACACAGACTTAGCTGCGAACTTGCCATTTTCGATCTGTTCCACAAAAGAAAATAATGCTACGAATAATTCTGGCGAGAGTTCAATCATCTTGTCTCTCAGGATATCGTCAGTACCAGCCATTACACAGATGAGCTCACCTGTTTGCATATCTATAATATGCCCGTTAACTTTAGCCCACTTCATCTTATTATTGTTTTTTTATTGTTCGTAATAAATCGTCCTCATGTTATTTAAATAGTTTCTACACGCCTTAACAACTAATGGTATGCGTGAGATATACTCCTCATCTCTTGCAATAGGTATCTCAATGATACGTCTATTGATAGGAATATCCGAGTATGTTAAATTCTTTTCAACTTCAGCCAAAGCCTCTTCAAGCATCGAGTCGCTTCCTACGAAGCTATATGCGACCATTTTCTTTTCATTTTCAATCAACTTGGCTGGAGTATCTAACAAAGTGTAAACCAGTTTAGACTTTGGCTTATCCCACAATCTCATATATCCCTGCATATTAGGAAAATATGGATTAGTTAAATTTTGGTTATCAAGATACTTTATATTACGATAAAAAGTCCAAATATCCCATGACGACTTATTGTCATATATAGTATCGTCTTTGATATAATCTATCTCTCCCATAATGAAGCCATCGTCTTTTCGCTCAATGTTTTTCTCCGGCAACCAACCTTTGACAATCCCATAAGCGATGATACCAGAGTCTTCCATCTGAAGTCCTTTCTCGATATATTTGCTTCGTATATCTTTAGTGGATCTTCCAAACTCGTGACTAATCCATACATCGGTAAGGTGTGTCTTACAACCATCAGATAGTTCAACATCATCTATATTTTTTTTGAGGTTATCGCAAGCATCTTTTTGCATTTGGTATAAATCAAAAGCATCATTCACTTGTTTTTCCTTTTTATCTGCCGTTAAAGTTTCTTTATTTTTAATTGCAGCATACTCCTCATTAAGTTTTTCATACTTTTGATACGTCGTAAGATATTTTACACGAGTTTCTTCGTACAAATCCTTTGCAAAAGTAGCTCCAGCCATTATGTGCGTAAGGGAACTCACCCTGAATAAGTGGTTATCGTAGTTCAAAGTATTATATTTTTAATTTCTATTAAATCGTCATTAAAGGTAATAGTCAATGGTTGTTCTGGTATTTTATCAATTATTGCTTTAAGTCTCATAAGCTTTCTCATTTGTATATCAGCTTCGAAATCATTCTGAACTTCACAGAAAAAATCTTTACCAAACAATGATATTTTTCCTTTTGTGGCAATGACTTTAACGTCTACGTCTTCATAAGTTATTAAACCAAGTAAATAAATATTAATCTTTTTACTACTAACGATTATCGAGTTCATTTAGTTTCTCTCCGCATTCAGGGCAGTAATTAATTTCTATTGATGTATTGAATGATGAATCTGTGCTATAAGCATCGTAACTTATTTCTAATATATTTGAAGTTATAATAAGTCTTAGTCCAGATTCTTCAGTATCAAATTCTTTAGATTTTTTGCAATAATCACAACTCATTTTTTCTCCTTCTCTTTTAATTTTGCGAAACACTCATCATAGCACACTCTCTGCTCATTTGTTTTGAGCTGACTTTTGAATGACTCTAATTGAGCTATTGTCTCGCAACGGGTTAAGGTTAAAATCAATCTGTCTTCTTTTGGTTTTTCTTCTTCCGGCGCTTTTCCTCTAAAAGCGAGGTCGACAGTCGTATCACCTTCTTTGATAGCTGTGTCAATGCCTGCAAGTGTTATGAGGTCATCTTTGGTAATAAACTCTGCTGCTGCTTTGCCGATTGCTTTAAGAATTTCTTTTTCTGTGATGCCATATCTGTCTTTTAAAGTTTCGATAGCTTTTTTACGAGCCAACATTAGTTTTTCTTCGGTAGATACGTCGCCGATAATCTTCTTCTGTGCAGCAATGTACACTTGGTCTACCCAAACCTTTGGTATGACAGCGAAGATTGCGTTTCTCAATGCTATCGAGTTAGCAGCATTGCCTGTAACCACAATCATGTCATCATTGAATCTTCCCTCGCGTCCCCAAATTGATCGCTTAACTTGAATCTTTACAGATACATTTGTCTCAATATCAAACGCAACTGCTTCGCTCGTAAGTGTGCGATTCTCGATATCAACAACTCTTGCAGCTGACCTAAAGTTTCCCCAGAACTGCATAATAATCTTTGCGAGATTGATACTTGGTCCTGAAATCTTTTTTGCTCCACGAGGAACTGTGTAGACACAACTCTCAGCTATGTCTGTCGAACGAAGAACGGTAGCTATCGCATTGTCAATTGACTTGCTCATATTTCGAGGATAAGCTTTCGCTGTCGCAATCTGACTGTCAATGAGCGCTTTCTCGCCTTCGTAAATTTGTAGTGTTTCACTTGCCATACTTTATATGTATTTTAAATTTTTAGTTTTCAATCTCCTTGCGCCAACTTCAGCCATGCAGTTGAAACATTGTTCATCACAAGGGTAATATTCCTGGTTAAGTATCTTTCTGCCCTCTTCTGTATCGGTTATCCCTTTTTCCAAACAATACTCCCATGCTTCATTCCATTCATCAATAGAGAAGTCAAGTGCTGTCAGTTTACCACAATAGAAGTGAGCCATGTTAAATTTTTACTATTTCCAATCCTTCTATATCCAGAAAATCCTCGATTTCCCAGTCGTTAGTTATAATGATTATTTCAGGTCGCTCCATAGATATTCCTTCTCTTCCGTATGGAACTCGTACAGCAACCCTTTTCTGAGACACAAACCTTTTAAGTTTAGCCAAGTCCCTAACCAAAAGAGAATTGTAGATTATTACGCAAGGTTCTCCATCATATTCTCGTGGGTCAATGTCTACATCATCAGCCCAAATTACCCTTTTACCTTTTGCAAGTTTTAGAGCTTCTAATCCGCGACCTACGGAATTGCCAGAGACGAGTGTAACTTTTTGCATTTGAATTATTTTTAGTTTTTTAAAAAAGCCCCTAAATGTAGAAACATCAGGGCAGATTCAATCTAAATCAAAAAACATGACAAATCAAATATCTTAACTTATTTCTTTTGTGGTAAAGTAAGCACCAGTAATGTGTTCGTCTATTATATGTTCAACCAAAATAGCAAACTCATCCCAATCAATTATTCTCGCTTTATCGAGATTAATATTATTAGCTGATAGATGATACATTGCTATGTCTCCAATGAATCCAGTAAATGTAGCATTTATCTCCACAAAAAGATTAAACTGCTTTCCGCCCTTAACAAGATGCGAAGGTACATTGATAAGTACACTAAATGTCTTTACTGGTTGTTCCATCTGTAATAAGTATTTTACCAAAAAATAAGCACCAACCGGCACATGAGATAAGCATTACAGTATTCCATCCGAGATCTTTGTTCTCGACTTGATAGTGGAAAGCTATTCCGCCAACCAAGATTGCGTATGCTATAACGAGTACTCCAATTGCTCTATTAAGTATCTTTTTCATGAGCGACCTCTGGGTTTGAACCAGTTAGTCCTAATACAGCCGCTTCCTAACTTACTTTTTGTTTTTTAAGAGTTCAATAATTTGTTTTTGATTTTTTAAGAATTCGCCTATATCAAAAGCCCAACGAATAAAGGCGATAGCAATAATAAATACGAAGATATACACTCCTGCTGAAATTAAAAAACTGTCCATAGTATATTGGGTTTTAAATTAATAAATAAATTGACTTGCTTTGCAGATCACTGCATTGCCATAAATAAACATTTCTTCATTTCCAGGAAGCTCTATTACTACTGCGCCCATTGATTTCATTTCAGAAAGGAATCTTTTCGATTCGGCTTTTATTTCGTCTGTGTAAATAGTCTGATAGATTTCAGTAGCCATTTCGTTCTTGACTTTGTTTGGTTTTACCGCTCCAGACTCATCTACAATCATATAGTAATTGTCTGGAAGCTTAATAACTTGAACTAAATCGCAGCCAATCATTTCGTTTAATTCTTCGCACCAGAAATCGCTGCCATTCTTCGGCTTAATTGCTTTTGTTTTGCCGTTTGTACTAATTAAAAGAGCCATGTGTTACTTTCTTTTGATTTTAAAGATTGCTATTGTGTGTATATTTGTTAAACTATTAGTTTTTTGTAAATATTCTTCGAGTAAATTAATGGATACAGCAGTTGTAAAAGACACACTTCTACCGATATTGTTAATTGGACAATATTGTTCTATAAAATGCGTTGCTTCCAGTCTTTGTTTACCTGCTGTAGGGTTTAAAATGTTCTCCATTTGATAAAATATTTATTAGATTATTTAAACATTGCTTTTCAGAAATTTTGTTGAGTTGAAATTTCAACAACTCGGCTTTTATAAAGACGTTTCCAGAATCTCCTATTTCAATAAGCCGTTCTGCCATAATCTTAAACTCTTTATACTCGTGTAACCATAACATAATTAACTAATTGAATACAAATATAATAAAGGTAATGTTAAAATGTTGTTAATGAAATCACAATGAAATGTTAATATAATTTTTTCTAATATGTTACTGGCTGCCATATATTCCGACCCAAAAATCAAATCTTTGGCACAAAGAAACGTCATCATTGCGTTTATATGTCATTCATGTATGTTATATTGTTTTGGTCGCAATGCCAACCAATCGCCACAAAATCGTTTCTTGGTACGTAATGTTTCGTAGACCTTCAAAAAAAGAGGAGCAGCTCTCGCCGCCCCTCAATTAAAAACCCTACACAAAGTTTATTTCCTCAAAATAAAAAATCCTGATATTACCACAAAAGAAAAAACAACATACCAAAATAAGGGTTTCAGGCTGTACTTAGAAGCATGGTCAATCTTAACATCTCTCTTGTGGTAGACAATAGAGTCTCCTTGTTTGCGAATTGTGTCAATAGTTACGATTGTTGAGTCAATTCTACCACTTGGTCTGCGAATGACAGAACAGCTTGACAATAGGATTAGCAACACTAATAGTTTCATCTTCCTATTGCTGTTAGGAAAGTTGAAACGATAGTATTAAATGATTGCATTTGAGCTACAGTATACCCTTTTGAACTAACGTATTGAAAGTTTGTTTTTATGTTAGGGTAATTTGTAGAACCAGGAAAACCACTTGAATCAACCATTCCAGCAAGTAAATGCATTTTTCTTGTTCCGCCGCCTATAGGAGATTCTGCTGAACTATAAGCTCGTACTGTTGTATTACCTAACAATATATTCTGCGAAGAGCCTATGCCAGAAAACTGATAAAAACCAATAGTCATTATATGAGCTGAATAAGTTTGACCAGTTGCTGTTATTGCTCCAAATCTGTGAGACGCTACATAATTTGTAGATAATATTGCGCCGAACTGAAAAGTGTAATTAGCGACTCCGCCAGTGTTTTCTCCAGATGCCGCCCAAAATTTTCCACTTTGCGTTGCAGCTGTAACACAATTTGTTCCACCAGCAAGCCCTAAACTCATGTCAACTGGCGGAATAAAATTAGTTACATAATATCCGTTAACTGCTGCAGTTACTCCCATAGCATCATGTGTCAGAGTTGAACCTGTTTCTACGAGTTCATACACAGATTCTGTAAAAACCCATTTATGAGTTGCGGCAGTACTCCCGTAATAAGGAAATATTTGAAGTCCGCTATGCCATAAACCAGCTGACGCCAAACTATTATACATATTTCTGAAAGCTGTTTTATGTGTTTCATTAATTACTCCAGCTTTAGAAAAGAATTCGTCAACGAAAGAAGAAAAACCGATGCCAAGCGAACTATAATCCGCCGATGTGTTAGTTATTTGAATTCCCATAGTAATAAATTTTAAATAGTTATGTTGAAGGTTAAACAAAAATTGTGCATAGCGTTACCGTACCTGATAATTTTGTCTCCCTGCGAATCTCTTAAGTTCCCTCTCGCTCCTGGCATTTGGTAAGAACCAAAACTTACCCAACTATCAGTTGCAGGTCTTGCGTAAAGTACTTTTCCTCCTGCAGGACTTGAACTGCAAGCGATTGTTACAGTATCATCTCCTGTTATAACTACAGAAGTTATACCTATATCTGCATTACTGCTATTTAATACCCTAAATCCACTATTTGTTTCAGAAGATACAATAGTTGTGTCCATTTTTAACGGCAAAACTGGTACATGAAACTTTATAGCTATATTGTTTCCTGTAACAGTAAATCTAATTGGATAAAGCGGATAAGGCTTTGAATTTCCAGTTAACCATTTGTGAACCATTATTCCATAATAAGCACCCTGTATTCTATCACTATCTGGTTTGTAATGCGCATTGTCAGCTTCATAATGAAGAATATAAGCCGGATTAGCCAATGTGAAAAAAGGATTACTTATCATAACGTCAAACTGGGCTTTAAATATTTTATCCTGGTCGTTATTTGCTTGTACACTTTCCTGATTTCCAATCCACATCAAAGTGTTTTTTTGAGAAGTAATTGGCGGAATATCAGAATTGTAATCTGCAATCAACTGATTGAGCATATCATAATATTGAGTTCTTGTAGTTCCTGCTGCAATATCCGCAACTCCATGAGTCCAAAGCATTATAGGAGCACTTATTGTTTTATCCAATTCAGCTGCTCTCTGAATAGCATAATTAGAATAAGATATTGCCCTTTCATAATAACCAGTTCCCCCGCCTTTACTTAAAGCTTGAATAGTAACACCGCCTACTCCAGGAGCCGCACAAAGAAATTGCCAACCTTTGTTTTGCCAATGAGTAAAATTAACTTTTTCTATACTATCAATTACTGTTTCCACACATCCGCTCATTGGTGTTTCGCTGAAGCCAGCCCCGCCTTCAATAAGCGGCACAAGTGAATTGAAATTATTAGACACTGCCGGGTCTGGTCTCGGACCTCCGTTAAACATTAAGCTGTCGTAAATTTGAGTAGTGGTAACAGGGTCTGCTGGACTTCCTGCACCTACTGAATTGCTTTGTCCGTAACTCATTAACAAAAGCATTTCTGTCGGAGCTCCATATATGAAATAAACTCCCTGAAATCCGCCAACTGTATCACCTTCTGGTTGAATAATTGTTCCAGTAATAACAATATCTTGAACTTCTATTCTTTTTGATAACACAGTTCCATCGTTTTTTACACCAAATGCAAGATTCTTGTTACTGTCATTTACGCAAAGAGCGAAACCTATATTACGAGTTATATCTACATCACTTTCTACAACAAATTTATTAGCTAATGCTGTGGCAATTTTTAATATTCCAGCAGAAGTTAACTTTAAACCAGCATACCCATTTATATCAGCAACAACAAAATCGCTACCATTTATAATAAAAATAATTTCTGCTGTAGTGTCAGCCTTTTCTTTTACTGGTTGAAATTCGCTATCAAGAGCATATCCAGCTAAATCAATAGCCTGAACAACTTTAGTCCAATAAGTTCCATTGTAAATAAAATATACAAGTCCGCCTTCTGTTCCAGTCACAACAATAGGTACACCAACGTTGTTCAAAAAATTTGTATAAGTTCCAGCTTGCGTAGGAAAATATACAGCACCATCTTCAGCACCAATTGGAACTGTAGAAGGAATAGCTGAATTAAAATCTGCTTCAACTGCAATTGCATCTTTCAGTTGTTGTTCTGTTATTTGATAAGAAACTCCTGTTACAGGGTCTGCAACAACAAGTAAATGTTGGTCTGCAATGACTTCCATCACTGGCAATTCATTAACCTTTAACCCAATTACTTCTGGAATACTCGTCCCTTCAATTCCAGTAAAGCTTGCAATTGTGATTTTCTGGTTGCTTTTTTGTGTTTTAAGTAACATAGTTATTTAATTAAAAGTGGTTCTCCATTACCAGTATCAAAATATATCTTATCATCTACGAGAAGTATATCTTTAGGTAATTGATAATAAGGTTTAAATTCTGTAAAATTGAATCCTGTAGTATTATCCTTAAGAGTGAAATCAACAGAATAATAGTACATTGGATAACCCGGAAGTTTATCAACAGGCTCGACTCTTGCATCATTACTTATTACATATCCAACTCCCTGAATCAGTAAATCTTCCAACAAAATGGTATTGCATATCTTAAGATAAAGCCAATCAGGAATACCTATTCCATTGCCGAACAAAACTGTTCTTTTTTTTGTGGCAATACTTCTAAGATTATCGAAATTGCCAATTTCATCTTCATTAATAAGTGTATCTATACTTCCGACCCATTTTTCAACCAATCCCTCAACCCTGATTTTACTTCTAAATCCATTGCTAAATACAGCTCCGGTAGTATTCTTTTTGCTTCCGCCGTCAATTAAGATAGTCCCGTAATGCTTTTCTTTTATTGAAACCATTTCAGAAATTGCTGCTACGAAAGTGTCTAAAAATAACACAAAATAAAAATCACCTTCTCCTAAATCAGCCAAATTAATAGCAACTTGCTGCATTACTTCTGGAGCTATTACAGGAGACGGAGTTTGATCTTCATAATCGTAAGTTGCAACATACACTCCGCAAGAATTTACAACAACAAGCCTTGTTGTTCTTTGTGCCGAAAAATTAGTTATAATTTGGTCTACCAATATCTCATTAAGTTCTAATTTCTGAACATACTGTGGATTGTTTACCCATTGCTCATTTCTATTTTTAAACCAATCTTCGTGAAGTTCAGGCGCTTCGGTATCATCGTTATACTTAACCATGTGAAGTGTGTTGTAATCACTTCTGTAAATCGAGTCTCCCATAATATTAAATATTATTCCAGGATTAGATAAATTCATTAAATTTTCAAGAGGCGTAAGAGTAGAAACCAATAAACTCCATCTTTGCACATTGCGAGAAACGTCTTCAACTGACATTTTTCCTATTGGAAGACAATTAATGTCAATACCTTGATATTTAAACTTTATCAATCCACCACTTGAAAAATGTTCAACAGTATCCGCAAAGAAAAAAGGCGTTTCAACGGTGCAGTGAAAAATATAAGGATAAAAGAAAGAGCTATCTGGATAATCTGCGAGTTTAACGTCTGTGTTCTCCGCTGTTCTGATTCCGTCAATCGTTACTGCAAATCCAGGATTCTTGTCGCCAGTTTCAAACTTTAATACAGCATCAGGTTGTTGGTAGAATATTGACTTCCAATATGGCATCCGAGTTAACAAATTCCTTTTTGGAGTAAGTAATGTATTGAAAACGGAATTGTCTATAACAGCTTCAACAGACGTATAAGCCGGTCTATTTAACTTGTATCCTTGTATAGTTACTGGAACTGCATCAACAAATACACCTGTAGAAATACTATGATTACCATTAGGAATTGGAGCTAATGGAGTTCCGTCTGTTTTATTAATTGGAACTACTTGAAAAGACCATTCTCCATTTACGCCTGCAACAGTTGTTCCAAGTAATACATCTTCATAATAATCAAGATACAATTTAACTGTAGTTAAAGGTTTAGCTACACCTTTTAATAATGGAGTGTTATCTTGTATTTGAAAACCTTCTTTAAACGAAGTTATCAATGGCAAGTTTACCCAAGCTTGAACATTGAACGTTGTTGTAGATCCTGCCAAAGTTATAGTATTCAAACCTTCTGGAAGTATTGGAGATTGATAACTCCATCTGCAATTTCCGTCTCCTGTTACAACTACTGGAGCAGCTCCATTTACAACTAAATTTGCAGTTGTTCCAGCTTCCAAAAATCCTCTTATCAAAGGTTGGTTATCCCAAAGATAATCTCCGTTACGAATATTTTCTATACTCTGCGGAGTTACTGAATCTACTATTGTTATTGTTCTTGACGCAACAACTCCGGTTAAATCAGAAAAAGTCATTTCAATAGTGTGTATTCCAGAATTAATATTTTCTTGAAATGGAGATAATGAAGTAATTATATTGTAAGCAAAAACTCCATTTGCATCAGAAGTTCCAGTTCCATCGAAAACTCCATCTACATAAACATTGAAATCTGTACTTGGTTGGCAAACTCCCCTCATTACAGGTTTGTCATTGTTTATAATATCGTTCTGAAATGGATAGTATATTATTGGAGTTAAAGGCGAGTTGTTGATTTCTATAATAACAAAATTGTTTACTAATGCTTGCGTAATAATTTTTTCATTAGAAATATCTACCATAAAAACAGTATCATCACCAGAGTTATCTTCACTTGAATCTTGCTGATAATCCATCCGTATAAATTCCATTCCATAGCAATCTTTGCGATATGGGGAAACAAGAGAAAGCTTATTCTTAACATTGTGCTGTACTATTGAAAAAGTATTTAATCCATTAAACTCGAACCTACCACTTGCGTGTCTGTAATCTTGTTTGTTCATGTTCAATTCAATCTCATTGCAAAGATATTCATAAGCATCTTCAACTTCTACATCTTTTACTTCTCCAACATCAAATAAATTTGTGCTTGGATTATATATGTCAGTAACTTGCTCTATTGAAATTATCTTTCCATCTATCTTGAAAGCAATAAACTTGTCAACATCGTACGCTTTAAACCAATCCCTAAACGAAGTCTTGATCTGCGAGTTCGAGGTATTTCTTATTGAATCACCGCAAGTTAATACTATGTTTGGGTTGGCTTCGAAATAAGTAGAATTAACTACGAATTGATTGCGAGACGCTCTGCCAACAACTTCTCTTAAAACATCAATCGGTCTTTTGCAATAAACAATAGTAGAATCAGCTTTTGTATCGGCAGTTACAACTATATTAGATATATGCGGAATGAAGTGAATATCTACATCTCCCCAATTTGCACTTTCTGGAACTATAAACAAACCAAAAGAGCGCCCTGCTATGGCTGAAACTTCTCCATCAATATTTACTGTATATGTTTGCCATAAACCTTCTTCTTTAGTAACAAGAAAATTGAGTACTAATGGGTACATATCTCCAAAATTGTCTATAAGCCATATACCAATTTCACGAGATTCACTCGAAGTCCCTGTTATACTTTCTACCATCCAATCAAAAGTATATTGTCCTCTTATCTTGAATGTCATATCACGAGTTGTCTTAATGAAATTCAATAGTTGCGGAAATTTAATTGCCCATTCACTTGGAGTTTGGTCTTGTTGTTCATTGTAATGAAATCCAAGATTTTGAGTTATAATTCCAAAAGAATCACCGTCTACATTAATTACATTTAGCGGCATCGTAAAAAACCTAAGCACACTATCTACTATTGAAGGAATTGGGGAAGGATTGATAAACTCTGAAGCCGTTGGCTGATAAGTGAACTTACCTCTTAATGTAATTCCGTCGAAGACCACAGGAATTGTCTTTGTATCTTGCGCGTTACAATTTATAGCGTACTTAATATCATCATTCTGACTAAGTATTCCCCAAGCCGAATTGTCAAGAATTGGAACAGAATAACCTGTTACAGTGTCTTTTGTTTGTGCCAAATCGAGTCTACCATAGTAATACTTTTCGTATACCATACTATAAGGATTAAAACGATCTGCCTGAAAATACACTTCGCCAGCATATCCTCTACCAGTGTATTTCAAATAACGAATAATATCAGCTCCATCTCCACAAAATAAAAAATTAATTGCTACTGTTCTGACTCCGCTAAAGTAATTTTTATTAGTAGCGAATGTCAGTTGCAATTCTTTCAGATTGGTAGGATTATCATTTAACGGAGTTTTAGTTGCACCAATAGAAATAACTACATGACCAATATTATTATAGGTTGAACTATAATAATTCCCAGATCTGTCTGTTAAATAACAATACCATTCTTTTGGAGAAGTTCTGTCCATTATTGTGTATTTGCAAGTAACGCAATCCTAACATCAAGTAATACCAAATACTCTTTCATTGCCTTTAATTGCATATTAAGAAGAGTAATATGAATCTGTCCAATGTTTTCAAGTTGGGCTTTAACTTCAAGATATTTTTCAAGTCTTTCGACTCTTCCGTTTAAATCAAACCTTTCTATTTTAAGTCTTTGAAAATAACCGTTATCCATAAAGTATTCTGTTTACGTACATTTGTTTAGAAATATCTACATTGATTTTTGGCTTGAAGATATTCTTGATTGCTCTGTTAGACTTTTGAATTTGCTTACCAAGATACATTGTTTGTTCCCAAGTCGAATCGCGTTTTTCTGGAAACACAGGTATCTTATAAAGTGGAATCAACTCCGTTCCTGCTGGCAAGTGTTTAATAGTTGGTTTGTCTGCGATATATGTTCTTCCACCAGGTTCCTTAACTAATTCACTACCGGCTTCACCAAACAACGCATCTCCGCCCTTATGAATACCGCCTTCTGCGTATGACGGTATCTTGACTGCCAATGCAGTAGCAAGTTGCGCAGCACCTAAAGCGCCGATTGAAATAGCAAGTGGAACACCTAAAGCTCCGTACTTCAATGCACTCACTATTGCAATAGATGTATTAAGTATAATTTCACCTATTGCCATTTCCTTATTAAATACCGCTTGGTCATGCGCAAGTTTCTTTTGCTTTTTAGCAGATTCTTCTTCACGAGCATCCCTCTGCGCATTAAGCTGAATTTCGTAAGCATTTTTTTCCTTTGAGGAAATCGTAGAGCGTTCAATAGCTTCAAGCTGATTTTCTATCATATCATTGAACGCATCTTGCTCTTCCTGAATACGCTCCATCCTTGCTTCAAAAGCTTGATTACCAATCTGCTCTATGAAGTTGATTGCTTCTGCTTGAAGTTGCTTGTAGTTATTAGCTTTATCTTCTTCAAGCTTCTTTTGTACCGAAACATCTTGTTGAGCGGCAGTTAATGTATCTTTTGATAATTCTTTTTGAGAGCCAATAACAGCCTCATTTGCTTTATCGAGATTCTGCTGAAGTCCTTGAACTGCACCAACTCCAGCCTGTGTAGGAGATAAAAACAAAGAAATAATGCCGCCAGCGAGTTTGTTTCGAGCTTCTTGTTGCGCACCTTCGAGCCTGCTTAATTCTTCCCTGTCGTCTTGAATACGAGCGTTATTTATATTGTTGCGAGAATTCCTTTCGATTTCCTCGATTCTTCTCGTATACTCTTTATACGATATTTCTTTATTCTTAAATTGATTATTTAGCTTAATCAATTCGTCAGTTGCAATATCTTGGGCAGCGGACTCGTTTAAATCACCTTGACGCTTGATTTCTTTAAACATCTTATCAAACCAAGATGTTGCAATGGCAAATGTTTGCTTGCGAATATCATTCTCTACATCAGCGGTAGAAGCTTTTAATTGAGCATCCAACTGTTTCTTTTTGAGAATATAAAGTTCGTCAGGCAATGTATCTTTTGCAACTTTTAAGTCTTTTTCATACTGAAGCTGTATTCCACTAATTCTTATGTTGGTATAATTCTTGAACGCTTCCATCCTCTTTTCGTAAGAGTTTTCTTCGTTATCCATCACTTCTTTAGTCGCAAGCTGGTTAGCGCGAATTTCTGCATCTGCAGCTAAAAATACCAATTCGGTTCTTTTCAAATAAAAATCCTTTATTATTTTCGCAACGTCTTTAGCTCTCTTCCTTTCTATTTCTGCGCTTTTTTCAGCATAATCATTTTCCGCTTCTATTATTGCATCCCTTGTAGCATTTGCATTAGTGATTATGTATTGACGTTTTGCATCTGCAAGACCCTGCTCAACTTCTGCTATCCCCTTTGTTGCATTAATCCTGTCTTCTTCACTTGACAGTTCATTATCAAGTATCATTTGATTATACACTTTAGTATCTTCTAATTCAAGCTCTTTGTTACTTAATGTAATTTTTCTTTCCTCTTCTGAAAAATATTTGGTATTTGCAAGTTGCTCTTCTTTAATAGCGTTTGTGTTATTTGCTTGGGCATTAAGAGCTTCAGACATATCTGTATAGAGACCCTTAACAGCATTTCTGTTCTCATTGATGCCCTTTAATTCATCATTAAGTAAATCAAAACGCTCTTTTAAAGCACTCTTTAGCCTTGCATTTTTAGCTATATCAATTCCAGCGCCACCCTTAAGTAATTCGCTTCTATCCAAATTTACCTTTACTGCTTCGGCTTTACGTAAAGCATCATTAACTGCCTGTATTTCAACGGCTTTATTTGCAGCTTTTCGGTCTAAATCCAAAGCTTCTTGATTTAACCTATTAACTTCTTTTACAGTTGCGCCAAGCGTTTTAACCTTGTCATCTGCATATTTCTTTTCGGCATCAAGAGTTTTTTTCCTGTCGTCAGCTAATTGAGTATAATTTTCTCCGCTTGCTTTTGCAAGCTCTTCGTTTCGTTTAGCTGCATCAACTCCAAATTTAGATGCCTCTGTTAACTCTTCTGATGTATTTGAAAGTATGTTATTAAAATTAGTCATTACAGTATTGAGCCTACCCTGACGCTCAATAGCTTTTTCTGTCTCGTTCGAAAATAAACCAAGAGCTTCTGCTGCTTTAGCAATAGCTTCAAATGCGAGATTAAATATACCAGCCATACCTAAACCCGGAAGTATATACGCCAAGTTACGAACAACGCTCAGAGATTCAGACAAATTTTTACCAATCAAAGCTGCGCCACCTGAACCAGCTTTTTCTAATGATTTTTCAACAGTACCAACAGCTTTATTCGCTTCCCTTAATTGTCCAGCCAATCCTTCTTGAACACCTTTGGGCGATTTATTAAGTATCGAATTACTATAAGCGATTTCCAGTTCTTTTACTTTGTCTTTTAAACCCTTATATAAACTATTATTTTCAAGAATCTTTTTTCCGTGATTAACATTAGCAGCAGTATTTTTATTTGTAGCAGAAGTATTAGCGTTAAGAGCAGTGGTTGCATCTTTTGCTCCTTTAGCTGTACCAGCAAGAGCTGTATTAGCTGTTTTAGTTTTCTTGCCCATCTCATCCATTGCCAAACCTAATTTAGCAACGCTCGATTGCAAAGCAGAAAGTGCGCCTTGCTGTTCTTTAATAGAAGCAGTAAGTTGTTGCAAACCAGATATATCTATAGGAGATATTTTTACGTTCTCATATTTCTTGAGATTGGCGTGCAAATCTTCTACTATTTTTAGTACTCGCTTGGCTTGGGCATCAAGTTCTTGTTCGTTAAAACCTACCGATAATAAATTCTCTGCCATATTATCTTGTTTTAAGTCTTTCAGCCGTTAATCTCGTTGATTCATCTTGAACTGCTTTTATCATTAAAGCGAGTTCTTCAACAGTTGTTTTTTCTCTATCAATACGATATCCCTCTTTACTAAAGGAATTAAGCATCTTTATAAATTCGTGTCTTGACTGAATCTCTGGTTTATCTTCTTTTTTAGCATCACGAAGTTGTCCAAACTCGAATTCCTTTCTACGTAATTCAAGTTCTTTCGCTCTCGTCATACTCGAAATTTTATTCATTTGTGAAATAAATTTCTTTTCATCTTCTTCCCATTTTACCTTATGACCAATTCTCTCGAACAACTCGAAGCCGTCAATATAAGGAACTTTGAATGTTTCAAAGAATATCAATTGCGCCCAAACCAAAGTTTTCGCAGTATATATTCTATTTTTTAGATAGTTTATATAAGTGAAAAGTTCAAACTCTTTTGAATTATAGAGACCAGTGAGATCTATGTATTCACTATAGACAATATCAAAATCTTCCTTAGATAAATTAGTGAAATCGTGTGAAAACCACGCATCTATAAAAACATTCAGATTTACTTTTTCACATCTCATAAAACAGCCTTTCCACAAAAAGAAAAATACAAAATTCATTTTTGAAATAGCTCATCTATAGTATCTTGCAAATCAGGCGCTATTTTATTCTGGAATAAAAAACGCTCCGATTCTGGACTTAGTTCGATAATATCAGGTCCGCTTCTTCCTTTAATGATCTCGATTAATGGAGAACGACTCCTAATTTCAAATTCGCCATTATCGTAAACAAATACATAAAGAGAGCGATAGAAGTTTCCAGACATAAAGTTGGTTACATGACTTATGATAGAAGCAAGTCCGCTCATTTTCGCCTTCTTCAATATAGTTCTATGAGCATAGCCCTTAACTCTCACATTATTTCTCGTTAAGTACACAGGCTCTCCATTGCCATCAAACCCTCTTGCCAACTGATTTTGAACCATCTTCACTATTTCGGCTCTTTCAATAGTAATTTCCTTTTTAATTTCCTGTTTAGCAAGAAATCCCTTGAGTCTCTTTTCAACTTCTTCAAATCCTTTAAATGGCATTACAGAAACTTTAAAAAGAGCGCATCCACATGACGAGATGCGCTCCCAATTTAAAAACAGGCAAAAGCAAAACTATGGAACAGCGACTGTAGCAGGTGCTATTTCAACTCCGTAAATCTCTCCTTCGGCTAATTCTGAAGGCGGAATAGCAGAAACGACATAACTCTTTCCGGTAGCAAATACACCAGTGAGGTTGATTAAGCCGCCTGCGATAGTAGGAACCGCTGCAATTACAGCTCCAGTTGCAGCATCAGTAACTACAATGCTGTTTGCAATAGCGACAAGATCAGCTCCGTATTCTGCAAGAACATCATCACCGCAGCACTCGTCTACCAAATCAACTTTCAAAACGGTAGGTGTTTGAGTACCAACTGCAGTGAATTTCAGGTCTAACAGACCCATCAAATCCAGAAGAGGCGCTGCATCGTTCAGCATAACTGCGTTGTCTACGAAGTAATCAGGCATATAACCTAACTGGAAGTACGACTTCGCAGGATTCTTCAGGTCTGACATATCTATCGCCGGAGCAAACAGAGACGCTTTCAATCCGCTGTAAGTCCCGTCATGGTTGTCTTTACAAACCAAGTTTCCTTTAATATCTACTTCCATTACCCTCATATCTGCATTATTAAAACTCTTCAACACTTTGGCGAAACAGAGTCCGCCATCGGTAGTTGAAAACAGTTTAGCATACTGCGTATAAGAAACGAAAATTATTTCTCCGTTATCAAGGGTTACTGTGTTATCAGTTCCCTTCGTGTTTACGATACCGCTGATAGGAATTTGATTCCCAAAGAGCGGATAAACTTTATCAGGCGGGTCTGCGTGTACCCACTCGGTAAAGGCTGAAAGAATGTCTGGATTGTTCAAATCATCAAGTGTGAACTTGAACTTTTTATCGCAGATAATCAACATAGCCGTTGCCGCAGGAAACAAGTTAGAACCAGTGCCTGTGTTTTTTATTTGTGAGCTTGAGGTACAAGCTCTTACTACTGCACTCATTTAGCAATATTTTGTTGAGTTAATTAAAAATTGTACGTTATCCAAGTTAATGCAATCTACATAGTCATTGATACCACTTATAGGAGAAGCTCCCATTACATCTACCTTTGTGTGAACAATAGAGTTAGGGTCTTTGGAACTCATGTGATGGTCTTTAGCAAAGTTCGACAAGAACGTTTCGTAAACAGGATACAGTATCGGCTTGAATGTTTTCTGATAACGAGTCATAGGCTCATCGTCAGAGTTAGTCAATGTTGCAATCGTAATTCTACGAAGTGTAACATCAGCATAAAGACCAGTTTCACCACGTCTCTCGATAAAAGGCATATAAAGCGCAAGCAATACATACTTCATACCTTTGAGCGAAACACTTTCGTCTTTATCTTTCAAGTTTTTAACAATGTCAAGAAAATCACCATAGACATAGTTGATATGAATACCAAGTTCTTCGGCAGTATGCAATGCTGCATCTCCTATAATGTCTACGATAAAAACGCTATCCTGCTTTTTCATATATCGAACTCATTAATGCGCCTGAACTCCCAAATGTCATAAGGACTGTAGTCTGGATATATCTCCGATTTATCACTCATAAAGGTTTGAAACTCTACGATTTGACGAGACATCTGATTCCACATTTCAGTCATTTTAAAAGAAATAGGCATGACCTCTGTTCCGTCGCCCTTCGACCTTACAGTTCCAACTCCGCTATTCCAGACGTGCTTGTCTTTCAACCACATTGTGTAAATATAATTAGCTATTGGACTTCCGTCTACACTATCTGAAATAGGATAAACAAGTCCACGCCAATTATCTTTACCATTTATGATTTCAGTAAAGCGTGGGTCTGTTGGAGCGTTCAAGTAAGATGCGTACATTTCATTACCAAAAAGTTTCCTAATAAATTCCGGCTCATATTTTGCTATGAACAGTTCAAGACTTTCGGCAATCTCTGGTTTTGAAGTGTTAGGAATATTTATTTCCCCAACAAAAAAAGTAATATCAATTAGATTTGCCATTGCATCATTTTTACTGGTTAGTCATCACTTTCTGGCTCTTCATACCCATCAGGTACTTCGTCTGTTGCGTAACCTTTGTCAATAAGACGCTTTGCAACATCTGGATGCACCTTGAAAGCTTTTCCTTGCTCGTGATGCTTATTCCTTTCGGTAGGGAACAGAGTTACGTATTGCTCTCTATAATTAGCAAGCGTAACCTTTTTTTCTTTTGCCATTTTGTAATAGTTGAATATGAAGAAATCGAAATGATTGACTATGGAATGACTGGCGTTTCAATCGCAGCAAGAACGTTGGCGAAAGTATCGTATATAAACGCGCCAGTGTACTGCTCGTTGAAGAATTGGTGAATTGCCATCTCACCCAAGTACGTGATAAGGTTCTTTGTGAAATCATCCATCTCCCAACCGAAAGTGATGAACAGTGGTTTGAAAATAAGAACCCTGTAGTACCGCAGGAAACCGGCAAGGAAAGAACCGACAGGAATTGAAGCGTCTTCGATTACAGTAGCACCGGAGATGTTCTTTCCATTAGCGGATACGAAACTTGGCAACATATAAACACCGCTATCTGTAGCTTTTGCCATATCCATGTTTGCGGAGTCAACAGGATTAATCAGGATAGTGATTTCTCCTTGAATGTTACCATTTCTCAACTGTGCAACGGCTGCTCTTAAAGCATCCATGTAAGTTGGATTATCGGTAACAATTCCGGTCTGCGTGTACGCTACAGAAAGGTTTGTGATACCAGTTGGCTCTGTTGCAGAACCAACATTGGTAATGAGTGCAGAATTAAGCTTGATGAGAATTTGATAGCGTATCTCATCTTTGATGAGCGTTTCCATTCCTTTCACATCCCACAGAAGTTCGACAGCTACTTTATCAGTAACAGCTATTTTCTTGTAGTTAGAAATGTTTGTATCCAACTGGAAAGAAATGGCAGGTTTTAAAACTCCAGGACCTACGAAACCGGCAGCTCCCTGAACATTTGTTTTGTTTATCCATCCGTAAGCTGATTGGTCTGTAGATCCCTTTGTGAGCATATCCCAAAAAGTAGGTTGAGGGCGAACCGGGTCGCTTATTGTTGACTCGTAAAAAGGTACAGGAAGAACAGAACCGGCAACGTAAGTGTTTGAAGGAAGCATCGGAACGTTTGCAACTCTTATTTCAAGAGCTTCGAGATTCATTTTCTTTTTATTCCTGATACCATCCAAAGACTCTTTGTTATCTTTCTGCCATTTTTCGATCTGACCACGAAGTGTCAATTCTTTTCCGCCAGAAGCTGCAGCTCTTTGCTCAAGCTCAATCATCTTCGCGTCAATTGCAGCGAAACGAGCAATAACTCCGGTCTTATCATCGCACAAAGCACGAACATTATCAACAGGAAACTTCTTCCATGCTTCTGACATTGTTTCAAACTCTTTGTACAAAGTATCGTTTTTGAGTTCAGCTTTGGCTGCGGCACGAACCTCTATGAGAAGCTGTTTTTTAGCATCTTCATCATCTTTATCATCACCGCCACTTCCACCGTCTGTTTTGTAACAGGCGAAGCCTAACCGAGTTCTTCTTATTGGCATTTTAGCCGCAAAAGAAGAAGGATTAAAATATGTTCTTTTCATCTTTTAAAATTTTGAAGTAAATAATTATAATCTACGCTCTTTTTAAGCGGGTCTTTTTTTCCAAGTGCAATATGCGAGTTGGTTTCAAAGAGTGCTTTCTGACGAGCAAAAAGGTTTCGTGCTTCGAGCTGCGAATCTTTGCGCAGCGACTTGATGAAATATTCTATTTCATCAGACAATTCTATTTGAGCATCATCAAATTCCTTTCTGCTTCTGCAAGCAAATGTTTCAGAATCTGACGCTAATCCAACAACACTTATTTCGTGAAGATTAGCTTCTTTATACCAAATGGTATCTTCTTTTTCATCATATTCTGCACTACTCCATACTGGATTAAATCCATTAGAAAAATTGTTTAATGTCCCAGAACGAAGTTGTATAATAACTCTATCAGCGCTATCAACATCGTCAAGCGCTTTAGTTTCAAAAAATAAACCAATTTCGTCTTCTTGCAAATCCTCAAAAAGAGAAAGAGGGTCGCCCTGATTATGCTGGCGAAGAAACTTTATCTGTTGATTTGCGTTTGACTTAGGACCTCGTAAGTCAATACTTCTTTTCCACGCACCCTTTACAAACCTTTCTCCGTAATCATTTTTACTCGTCCATATAGAAGAGTACCCTCTTACTTTGCGTTGTCCAAGTAACTCCAAAAATGTTTCTGGAGCATGATACGCATCAGTAGCAACAGCTAAAGACCTCATTATATAAGGTGCTCTGCGTTTAGCTTCTACGATCTTTGAATGAAGTGTCTTCATTTTCTAATTTTATTATTTGCTTTGTTTTATCAATAGCCATCCCTGCTTCAATCAATCCGAATAAATCAAAGTGTTTTGAAAGAAGCCAAAAGAATTGTTCCGGCTTAAAACTGTTATTAATGCCAACAGTATAACCCATGCGACCAATCTTATAATCATCAGTCCAAAGAGTCCAATGAGGCTCACAAGCTTTTCCGTTTAATTCAGAAACCCATTCAGATTCAACCAGTTTGCGCTTACCATCGTTTACCGAATTAAACCACCATAACTTTTCATCCTCTGTCATATCACTTAAAGTGCGAAGGATGGGTTTAACCTCTGAATACCTATTGTATGCTGGCTCTTCTTCAGCATTGCCATTAACTATGAATTGTATTTCGGCTTGATATTCGCCTATCCCCGTTAAATAACCTTTACATGGTTCATCCATATAGTTGCCCTGTATTTCGCATCCCAAATACAAATGCAGATAATCTTTGATGTCCTTTTTCATATCAATTATTTACATTAGGGTCAACTGGCTCTGGAGCTGCAACTTCTACATTCGGCGCAGTATAATATACGTCTCCATCTGGAACTGTATCATATTCCAAAGCCTGAAGGTATTGGTTTTTTGTAATGAGTCCAGACTTGTACTGCAAATCCAAAGCTTCAGTTCTGTATTTCAAACTTTGACCAGCAGCCATTACAGCGTCTTGTAATACGGCAACATCACCGAAGTAACAAGTTACGTTTGTTTCAAAGTAAGTTGTATACTTGAGCATATCCCTTTTGTTTTCAGGGATAGTAACATTTGTTAAAAGCCATCTTTCTGAACTGGTACGGTTTTCATAAGTTGCATTTTTGCCAGACATAAGCTCAGCAGGATAAGCATAGCGGTCAGCTATCATATCAATTCCTTGCCTAATTGTGTTTTTAATGTCAAGTTCAATAGCATTAAAAGACATCGGATTCCACTTTAAGCCATGTCTTGTAACTACGTATTGCCATTGACTCCAGGATAGTCCATATTGCGTCAAGTCGTCTTGAATCTCTTTCTTTTCTTTAGGATTCAAAGGTACATATCCAGCAACCGGGTCTTTACTGGAATCTTGTGAAACAAATCCCAAAGGTCCTTTCTTCTTTAAAAGAACGTTATCAGCTTCCATCCCTGCCATTATATTACTTATAGCCCACTCGAGTCCTGCTATTTTTGACAATGGGAGTCCCAACTCATCAACTGCGTTCATGTAACCGTCTCTGACAATAAATATTTTCTCCGAAGGAATAACTATATCGTCTGCGTCCATCCAAGACATATCAAGCACCCACTCTTTGATAGGATTCGGATTCCGCAAAAGAGAAAAATGTTCGTTTTTCTGTGGAGTTAAAAGAATCGGATTCATGTTCCAGAATAATGTAGTTGTCTTGTCTAATGAAGAAACGAACTCCATTTTGTAAACAGGGCAGTAGCCATATACCTTCTTGTATATCATTTGCTGCCCACGAAACTCGTACCAATCTTGCATTGGGTTCGGATTAAGCAAACGTTTCTTAACAGCTTTACCATATCTGGTAGTATCATAATCTCGTTTATCATCCAATATTTCTATCTCTCCGTTTAGATCAGCATTTGTCTGGCGGTCAATGACAGAAGCCAACGGGGAACAATAAAGGTAACTCCAGTATTGCATTTGCTTACTCTGAAGATTTTTCCACATTGGCGAGTTACCAGTCAAGATAACATCACCTTCACTATTGTAAGGAATGAATCCTACATTTACGTTAGGTATAGCAGTCGCCATACTTCCGAAGATATTATTCACCGGGTTTGTTAAACTAATCATTCCGCCCTCATACTGATTTCTCATTCGTTATTGTACTTAAAGCGTAAGAAAAATCTTGTTTGCGCATAATTGCTACTACATCTCCAGCAATTTTCATTATGACCACATCGTCAAATGTCAGAACTTCATCGCAGACACAAAATAAATAATCTCCGTACCATCGTCGCCTATAGACTTGGAAAATTATCTTGGTTGCTGGTTTAATATCTTCAGCATTTCTTGGTTCTCCCATAAATACAGTTTTCCACAAAAAAAATTGGTTGGATTTTTAAAGAGCGTCATAGAGCCTCAGAATCGGCTGTCCCGAAGGAGCGGGATTAAGAGAACTCTATGCGCCCGATTTATGAGAAAGAAGAAGATTAACAAAGTATATGATTCCTACGACTATGACAATAGAAGTAAAAACTACCTTCCATATCCTGTCCATATCAAGATACTTTATTAATCCTAATGCAAGTGCCATTATGATTACAACTAATAATATTTCGTTAGTTAGGTTCATTTTTCTTATATAAATGTTCATACAAAGCAAGTTGGGCAACATTAAGATAACCTTTTATATCCGTTTCTCCACCAGGAAGCTCTACCATGCCATCCATGTAACCAAGTCCAGCATTAAGAGTTGGGATTATATTGCTTTCTCCGCCCATGTTTTTTACAGAAGCAGTTTGGTTATAGATTCCACTACCGTGCTTGAACTTCATGTGGATATAATGCATCTGAAGCTGCCACATAACTCCATCTGGCGCAGTCCATTTATCTCCGCCTGTGCTATCTGAAACACGAAGCCCATTGTTTCCGAGTACGCATCTTCCTTTGAAAAGATTAGCCATGTACTCTCCAATCTCGAAAGCTGTATCCAATTCCTGGAAGAATGGTTTAACGCAATGCTGAAATTCTGTGAGTGGAATACCTATATTAGTTCGCTTGAATACTTGCATTATGTCAATGCAACTATAAATAGCAGAAAGCGTATTGGTTGGATTAGCTCCGGCAGCAATCATCTGATCTCTGCGAACAGCATAGTCATCATTATTGCCTATTCCCCATATCATTGGCTCTCCAGTTCCGGTAGCAGAACCAGTTACAGTTATTTCGCTCAAATATGGGTCTTCGTCATAGTGATCTGCGAGTTTTGTCATTAACCTCTCCCAATACATTAGCCAAGTATCTCCCCAAAAAGAAGGACAGTAATCTGACGCATCTTCGAATCCGGGAGTTGTCTCGTATCCACTTTTCTCGAATAAAAATTTGTCGCACTTGTTAATAAGCCATTCGCCAGATAACATTCCGGCAACTACACGAAGTTTAAACTTGATATTAAGTCCCCTTGACTTCATTTTCCTTGCCCAAGTTAGCATATCGTCAATCTGCGAGAAATCAAAACGATCTTCAGAAGGCCAGATATCTTTCACATGGACGCGAATGACTATAACTTCTACGTATTTGTAAAAGTTCTCGTCTGGATTGTCCATATTATTTATGTAGTGATGCTGGCGAAGGCAAAGTCCTTGCAATCTAGGCTTTGAGTTGCTTGGCATATCAGGACAGCCTGTAGTTATTTTTAGTTTTATCACTTGTTCTTGTTCCATAATTAGTTTTTACTTTAGTTATCCCCATTGTTCTGCCATTGCTTTGGCTATTCCTAGAAATGTTTTGCTTCTTGCTATTGATGTTTTAGCTTTGTCGCTGTGTTTAGCTTCTTTATACCACTTCGGCATTTTCTTGCCGCCAACTATAACAAACTCGCCTTTGTCCACATGAGTTTTCTGAGCGAATAAGTCATCTTCTTTAGCGTGAAACAGTTTCGGCAATCCGTTAAGCCATAAACAAGTTGGTTTCTGAGCTTTATCCCCAAAATAAAAAGGCTGGATAATTTGGTCTGGCTTTCTATATATTTCGCTCATAATTCCTATTGGATTCTCGATACACCACTTAGGAATATTAGTCTTTGTAAACTTAAGGAAAAAGTCGATACCTTTTTGTTGCAAACCCTTTTTCTGTTTTAGTTCAAAGTGTTTAGCTCCTGAAACAGCTAAATGCGTACAAGGCGGAAACGCTATCATCATATCCCAATCTTGATCTAGAAGTGTTAGCACATCTACTTTTTTATGGTACGTTGGGTCTTCCCAGTTCGGATACAAATCGCAACTAATAACATAGTGCCCTCGTTCCCGAAAGGCTTTAGCTACTGTATTACTGCACTCGCAAGCTATTAATACCTTCATTTTTTCTGATTTTCCACAAAAAGAAAAATGTTCGATCTGGCTAAGGGAATGTTTTCATTAGGTCTCCGTTAAGGTTCACTAATCCTTTCGCTCTTCGACGAACATTGATCTGTAAATGTGCCAACGTTGGCTTTTTGGTTACTCATGGTCTATAATTGATACGTTTAATTCGATTTCTCCAGTCCAGTCTGCGCCTACGTTTGTAAAAGTAGAACCAGTACACCACTTAAATCCGCGTTCGACTCTTATCCAGTATCCACCACCGTAAGCTTTAAACTTTGTTCCTATCGGATACTCTTTCACTGGTTTGTCTGCTTTTGTCCAACTCATGTTCTGTAATAGTGTGTATACGCTCCATACCTTATTGCATCCAGTAAGTGATTGTGTCCATCGAGCGGCTTGTTAGTAGGATTACCCATCTCATCCACCACCCAAATGTACTTTTCTTTTTCTTCCTTGATATGCCTCCCTTGATAATAAACATTGTACTCCTTCAACTTCTCGATTCCGGCTTTAACCGACCCGTCTCCTTTCTTTGCGGCAACTGCTCTAACATCGAGTTGCTTAAGTTGTTTAATCATATGAGGGTCATGTTCGCAGTAAACTACACTGTTGTCATCGTACCCATGCGAGATGAGTAGCTCGTTAATCCTCTTAGCAGTCATCGCGCCAGTCTTGTAAGCTAACTCTTCGACGTACAAAT